TTCTTTTTCTTAACCGCTTTTGGCATTTTGATACCGTATTTAAGAAATGGACTTTCTTCATCGTCTTCTTCAAGCATAAAAAGAATGTCTGCTACATTTTCTTCATCATTAATATCATCCAGCGTTTTGCCTGGTTTTACAAATGGTTTCATTAATTTATCTAATTCACCTATAGCCTGTTTATTACCGCTGTCTTTGATCGCCTTTTCAAGCTGTTCTATACGCTCTATCATTTCAACGTACTCTTTAATGCCTGTTTGTCCTCCATAATCATCAATTAGTTCTTCTAAATCGACCATCCAGTCTTCTAATCCATCTGGGTTTAAATCTTCAATTTTTGAAACTTTATTGTCTTTAAGAGTCATGTTTACAAATTTTTCATATTTTTTTGTAAGCATTGACTGTCTGCTATTCATTATTATATCAGTCATCTTTTTTATGCCATTAAGCTCGTTAGCTTCAAATAAATAGCTTTCATTCATGTTCATGAAATCAAGTTCGCTTGCTAGCTTGTCTACAAGATCTTTTTTGAGAAAAATCCAATGAACATGGCCATCAGAAGCCATGTCTGCTAAAAATTTATGTCCCTTATATGTGCCCATCTTAAAACCTTCAGAAGACAACTCTTTATCACTAACATTGGTAAATTTACCAACAGATGTTAATTCCTCTATTGCTAAATCCATAGTAGGTTTAGGTGGGTTAATATAGTATATTTCTGTTTCTTTAGCACCTATCGCCTTTGCAACTGATGGAACAAGACTATAATTAGGTGAACCTTTTACAGCAAGATAAGCCAGTGTTTGTTCACCCTTTTTAACTTTAACCCTGTATGCTGTTTTGGCAGCGGCTTCAAATAAATAGCTTTCATTCAAGAAGCTTTCAAATGTTTTAATGTACTTCATTTTGTTTTTTTTGTTTTTATAATCTATATATTTAGATTGTTTAGTTGTTTTCATCTATCCAGTTATCACAACGGAATGTAATATCCAATGTTAATGGATCTGGTGCGTTATAATCTAAACTATCAAATGCTGCTGGATTGCCCGTTGGGAAAGTATCAAGAAGTGTTACCTTTCTGTGGATGTTTCCTTGACGATCGTACATAACGACTACAATTGATCCGCTATAATCTTTCTTAAGACCCATTGCACCTGTTGCTGGATCATAGATTTTTTTATACCAGTCTCTTATAGATTTGTAGATATAATTCTGATTTGAATCATTTAAGTTTAATGAAAAATTGATAGCAACATCTACAAATGTTTGTGCTGGCATTCCTGCATAGCTCCTGTCTGCAAATTTATATTTTTGACCAACAGGATCTATAGTAGGGTTAAGAGCACTTAAACCACCGACTGTATTAACATGTTCAAGTAAAAGTGATTGACCTGTAACACCCGCTGGCGGGAAAAATGTAACTTCAAAGAGATTACCTTGTACTGGTTCATATTTTTGAGTAGCTGCGCTAGAGTTATTATAATGTGGTAAACCTGCCATTTTTATTTGTTTATTTTTATATATTGTTGTATTTTAAATAAAAGCCCAGATTTAACCTGGGCTTTTATATTAAGTCATTAAGAGAATTGACCTGTAGCGATAGAACCTGTCTTCAAGATAGTTGTTCTATGTACTAATATTTCTAATCCTTTTACTGGCTCTACATAGGTATCAAGTATACCGATATTAGCATCAATTACGTCAGGCGTATTATTGCTCGTATCCATTACATTTTTAAAATCATAGACACCGTTATCGCGTTTAACACCTAGCATAAAATTATCTGCAAGTGATTTAATTTCTAAACGTGTTTGAGGTGTATTAAATTCAAATGTATAGTTCTTTAATATAGAAGCAATACCATCTTGCATGTAAATTAATACTTCACGAACATGTACACTAGAAAGTGCAGACTTGATATTTTGCTGACCTGTTTTATTACCATGGATTTCAATTCCGATTCCTCTTTGGAAGATAATTGGATTTAAACCAAATGGCTCGATATTATCTCTGTCATTTTTATCAAAGTTAACTTCTAAGCCAATAAGACCTCTTCCTCCTACTACTCCTCTACGTGGACCTGCTACTATTGACCAAGGTAAAGCATTTGTATACTTGTCAATAAAGTTATTAGAAACATAACCTGCAGGCGGTACTGCTAAATTCTTACCTCTGTCTCTTATTATTAGATAAGGTGAATAATATGCACTGTAGCTAGAACCATTAGCGATACTAGGTAAACCATAAGTGGTTGTAGGATTCAAATCTAATCTACCACCTTCTGCAATGTATCGAGTACGAAGAGTTCCGGTGTCGTCAGTAAATCTAGGATCAGTAGATTCACGGAAGTCTTGCATTGAAGGTGCATTAATAATTGCTAGCACGTTTTGACGAGACTTAGCAAGATAACTTAACTGGTATTTAGATTGAGGCTCAATACCTAAACCAAATGAATCAACAATGTAACGATAAGAAATAAGATCTTTATCGATAAGACCGGTAAAGAGATTTGTACCTCCGCCTATTGTATCGTTAAAAATTTCATTCATTCTATCTTCTGTGCCGTTAGGAACATGATAGTTAGGATTCATTGTAAATCCAGCAAGAGAGAATAATTTATATTCTGTTATTACAGATTCAATTGTGTTATATCGCTCTACTGATGTTCCGCTAGTTATTAAAATATCCTGATCTGTATAAACATGTAAAACGGTTATGCTACTTACAGTTTGCTTAGAAATCTTGTTTACTTTAGTTAAGCGAGATTCTCCATTTGGACCTAATTCACTAGATACTAAGTATTGTCCTACGCTGATATTTCCGTTAGCTGAAGTGTAATCAAGATAAACTTCATTACCTGGTAAAGCAATTTGTGATACTGCTGCAAGTGTAAGTGACTCATTAAGTGAGCCAATAAGAGAAATTACTGTGAATTTATTTGTTTGTACTACTGCAGATGAGTTAACATAATTGTTACCTGTATAGTCAGGTAAATTTATAGCTGTAGTAAGAGCAGCGTCTGAATAACCTTTAATTTCTACAACTGGTACATTGTAATAATTTGTTGAAGCTGCTGAAAGCACTGTTGATGCACCTGCTGCTGAACCGTCATTTGTATATACGCTATTATTAAGTGCCCATGTCATATTCAAATACACGTTGGTATCTTGTGCAGATGCAAGTCTTACAACATCGCCACTGGTAATAACACCTGCGCTCCAGTCTTTGTAAGTCTGACTTCCGTACTCAAATTTAAAATAGTCTGTAGCTGATACATCATAATCTGAACCACTTGGCTCGTAAATAAACCATACTTGTGATGCTTCAAGTGATACAACATATCCTGTAACTTCAATTGAAACTCCAACATATAGATAACCTGATGCTTCAGTCAATGAAACAACTGGTGCCCATTTATATGTTGATCCATTATCAACTAAAACATAAGAACCTACTGCACGCTGGCCAATTCCTACACCTGCAACGTTAGCTGAAAGCCTGTCTTCTAAAAGTGTAGCATAATCAGGGTGATCCTTGTTTATTTTAACTACATAGTTTGCGATGTTAGCTCCAAGTGAAGCTGGTAGTTGAGCAGTTGCCACACTAGGAGGCGTTTGACTTGCTGTACTTTCACCGCTTGCAGTAAGGTAAAAAGAAATATCACCTGCTGTATTAACATCAATTCCTACTTCACCTGTTTCAGAAGCTTGGTAATAGTAATCTTCTTTTAAACCTCTATTATAAGAGATAAAATCAAGTTGTGTAAAAGTTGAGTCGTTATTTAATTTATTTTCTAAATTGTGACCAACTAAATCGACACCATCTTCAGTACCGCTGATAATATAATCTGAATCAAATACCTCTTTGTTTACTGCTGATAAAATACCAGTCTTAGCTGTATCAAAGTTAATCATGTCTTGAATAAACAAGTTATTACCGTTCAAGTCTATGAAGTCAGGAATAAGACATCCTGTATACTTAGCAAGATAAGTTACATTTGGTGAATTTAAGAAGTTGTCAAGTTTGCTTTTAATTAGACCGTTTACATTAAAGAATGCTCCAAAGATTGGATCAACTGCAAGTGATGCATAGTTTGTAAAGTCGCCATCAACGATAAACACGTCAATCATGAAGTCGCTAATATAATCAAATTCATTCATGAATGCTGGTACTTTACCAGAACCATACCATTGTTTAGCAAGCACATCAAATGCTTTTACGTCTTGTGCTTTACGCATAAAGACTGTTACTGGAGATTGTTTAAGATTTACAACTTGAATAACACCTGTGTTTGTTGAACCAATGTTATTTAAGAAAGGAAGATCTTGTGGAAACCAGAATTTATCCTTGTTGTAGAAACCTGAATAAAGTGCAGACTTCTCTGCTGCGTTAACACCTGTTGCGCTAACTGAAAATGTTTGATATTGAACCTTGTCACCTGATTCTGAGTCGTTATTAAGTCTCAGTAAATTAAGCGCAAGAATTGGACCTCTTTCAAGTGCCGCAAGTGCAGTTCTGTGAAAGTAAGAACCTTTTCTTTCAAGTGTTCTATCAATGTCACCATAAATATTGGTGAAAAATCCAGAGTCAGATACGAATACCGGCGTGTTGAAGGGGCCGTCTTTAGAGAAACCTACCACCATTCTTATTTGGTCGCTAGGAATAGTAGCTGTCTGGCTCTTGTCAAATTCAAGTCGGTAGACTCCCGAACTCTTGAACTGTAATAATTCTGCTGATAATGCCATTGTTATTAGTTATTTTTATTTTTGTTATATATCTTCTTGGCCTCAAGAAAATATCCGCAATAATTTTTACCTTTTTTAGAATATTGCCTCAATGTATTATAACTAACACTAACGCCATAAAGATATTCCTTCAATGGTCCAACTTCATCAAATACCATTTCACCACCGTCTGGACATTTTAAAATTCTGGTCTTCGATGCAGCATGATTTTTACAGCTTTTACCATATTGTGGGTTATTCACACCCCTTTTATTGTCATTAATAACCTAAATTATGTCGTAAATGTCGTAGTAGATATTACCGTCTTTGTCCTTGGTCGTCTTTTCAAGTTCAGCTTCCATGGCATCATACAGGTCTTCGTCTATGATATCAAGTATCTCTTCGACAAAGTCTGAATAGTCAACTGTTGCAAAAAATTCAGTGGCTGAAACACAGGTCATAACATGATCGTCATGTCCCATTTGCCCCATGTATAAACCTGCTGTAGTTCTACCAAATGAACTCAGCTCATTGACTGTCATATCATCTGTTATAAACATTCTATTTTGCTCAATTGATTTTTTAAGATTTTGACAGAGTATGGGTTTATTATCACGTTTAATTTTAAGACCGAACTTAGTATTTCTGGCATCATGCCTGTGTTTAAATTTTACAACCATTTCCTCGTCAAATTCATTTCGCTGAGGAAAGACTGTAGCTAAGTGATTGATGACAGTTGAGCCATAGGTATTATATTCAATTACAATTTTGATGTTCTCCTGATAGAAGACATCTATTACCAATGTATATAAAATTTTTGATAAATCCTCTACACTGTGTTCATTGCTTCTAAAAACAATTGCCTGTTTTAGTGCAAAGAACTCATTAATAGAACTCGGTGTCAAGATTCTATTAAAGTCTTTCTTTTGCATGGGTACTATTTCAAAAATATTGATTACACTGTAGTCACCTCCTACGCCTTCTGCAATATCTATACAAAAGACCCAGTATCTATTACGATCTTTAAAATCGGCGTCAACATAATCAGGACTGAAAACCATAAATCTTGACACGTCAATTGAAATTCTTTCAAACTCTTCAAATTCAACAAATGTAAATTTCTTTTGTCCTGTTCTCAGTTTTTTAATTGAAGCACCTGTAAGTAGAAGATTGCTGGAAGCCATGAACTGGTTTCCATACTGTCTATTAAACGCCTCTTCGCTACCGAGATTTTTAACCTCCTGTAATTTCCATTTTTCATCACGACCAGGTACCTGCCACCAGTCGACGCGATAAGGTGAAAATTCATTGAGTTTCTTTTCAGCGCCATCATAGATCTCAAAGAATTTATTATAGCCGTTAGGTGTACTGGTAATTATAATACGTGATACCTTTGAAGATGAAAGCGTTGGATAAACGTTTTCATAAAAACTATTTATAAAGCTATGATGTATATGAGCAAACTCATCCAGGAAAAGAAGATGTATAGTAAAACCAATACCTGCTTTACCTGTTGTAGATTGACCAACCATTCGACAGCCATTATCGAATTTCATGTTCATGACATCATTCTTTAAAATACCTGGCTTTAAAAAGAAAGGTAAATTTTCTATAATGGCTTTTACTTTATCAAGAATTTCCTTGGTTGTACCGCCCTTATTTGAAAGTAGAAGTGCATTTTTATCAAAATTAAAAAGCAGATACCAGGAAATAAAGATTGCAGAACAAATAGTGTTATGCGATAATATGCCATTACTATAAAATCTATGATTTTCATCATCAACAGTAACATCAAACATTGATATTGAATGTTGACCTTTTTCAATATGAGTAACTGCCTCGACACCATTTACAGTATGTATAAAATCACCAGGCTTTAAATCTCTAATAAATGTATCAACAAGACCTTGTTTAAATACTATATGATTATCTGCAGCATTTAGATAAAGACCAGATGCGGTTCTAATATTCCAGTTTACATAAGGCTGCGTGACATGAAGATGACTCATGGGCTTGAAACCAGAATCAGTCATAACTTCATAGCCCTGTAAATTATATGAACTTAATATTTTCTTACTGATGTCATCTTGGTCAAGACTAAAATGCCTGTATTCAATTTTTTCAACAGTCTGAATAAGAAAAAGTAAAATATTTATTAATAATTCATAAATTTTATTTAGACGAGAATGGGCTCGATACAAATGGTATTTAATACGGTTGATTAATCGATTGGCAAATGGTAGTTCGGCATTCTTGACCATTAAGTACCAGAGCTCGTACATTTTAATCATGTATTCTCGACCTTCTTTTCTTATATATATATCTGTATCGTGTGCCAGGCATTTGCCGATTTGTCGAGACGCCAAACATACATTAAACCTGTTCTCTACAAAGCTAACCAACATGCCCTTTTGATAGTCTCTCAGTTTGATTCGCTGAAGACCTTCGTCTGTCATAACAGTTGCAAAATGCTCAGCAAAGTATAGAATATCAGAAGCGCATCGTTTGATATGCTCCATTTCCTCATCTGTATATTCAAATACAATATTAGCACGCTTATAGCTCATGTTACCCTCGTAAAAAGGTGTACCCTTGACTTTATAACCCTCGTCAAGTGCTGCTATAATTCGCTGAACCTCGGCCGTCGACCAGACTACTCTGTCCTGCTGTTCTGTTTCAGGTTCAGAATTAAAAGATGTAGGTAAAAAATCATTCGTCATAGTCCTCGAAATTATCTATTTCACTGGGGAAGTCATCCATTTCAGTATTAAGAGGTTCAGCTTCTATTGAATCTAAATCCTCTTGTTTATTGATGTTATTTTGTATTTGCATCATTAAGTTCTTGGTGCCCCTGTTAACGTTTGTTGCAGCTTGTATCTTTTTACTATCCTCGTCCTTGGCAAGCTTGCGCTGTGAATAAACGTCATAATCTCTTGCCAGCTTTTTAACACCCTCTTCGGTTGCTATCATATACATAGTCTGGCTTTTGATGATATCTAACATAGACTTTTGTAATGTACCTAAAACCTCAAACATACGAGGTGAAACATCACCGTCATCTATTTGTTGAAGTAAAGTTGTTATTGCACGTTCAGCCGTTTCCATTTGAAAAAGAAGACTACCTAAAGTCATCTCTTCAATTCTCATTTTAGCTTTAACGTATTCATCATTATCGATTATCTCCTCGCTAAGATAAAATTTTAAAAGAGAATTAATTGTCTTTTTAGCCTTTTCGCTGGCAGCATCTTTCTTTTTAACATAATCAAATGCTGGCTGTGTTCTAATAGGAGGTAAAGGTGTTGAATCAATAGAAGCGTTTACGCTGTCGTCATTTAAAATATCATCTAATGAAGATCTTATCTCGTCTGATCTTTTTCTGTAATTGTTTTTTCCACTCATTTTATCTTGGATTAGGTATACGTAAAAGACGTAACTCAGGTATAGCGTTATCAACTAATTCGGCTAATTGAGTATCATTTACAACATACTGATTTAATACTATATTGTGTGCTTCTTCTTCTATTATACGCTTAAATATTCTAATGTTTGTTAATCTAATAGGCCCTGAGACAAGAGACCAGTAGCCACCTGAATCAACAGAAACTTTATCATTTATAAAAATTAAATTGTTATATAAAAGTTTAAGTGCACTTGTTTCTAATTGAGGATTGATGTTATTTAGCGGTTTATCTAATTCATAAATATAAACTGAAAGTGATGTAAA